AATGGCATGTCTATCAGCATCCCGAGGTTATCTTTCTCAACTTATAATTTCATAGCTTGCAGGAATCAAAACGGCCCAATGTTTACCGTCGACGGAAGAGGGATGCTCACGGCCCAGACCGCGGTGAATTCCAACGTGGTGCAAGTAGTCTCTACGTCGGCGACGATGACGAATGATATGATCGGAATTCAATCGTTGAATTCGGGAACAGCGGCGTGGAATATGATCGCCGCTAGAAATTCGGGTGGAAACGTGTTCAGAGTCAATGGTATTGGCGGAGTGTTCGGCGTCGGTGCATTCAACACTTCTGGAGCAGATTACGCTGAGATGTTCGAGTGGACCGATGGTAATGCGTCGAACGAAGACAGACGTGGTACGACCGTCGTATTGAATACCGACGGCAAGATCCACATGGCAGGTAACACGGACGACGTGAACGACGTGTTCGGAGTCGTGACGTCGAACCCGAGCGTCCTCGGTGATACGGCGTGGAACGGGTGGAGCGGTCGGTATCTCAGAGATAAATTCGGGGTTAAACTTTCGAATACGTTGTATTACATCGCCAACGTTTCGAACGAAACCGAGGTGTCGCGTTGTGGTGCAGGCGATACTCCTCCGAGCGGCTACGAAAAAATCACCGGCAGCGAATACGTCGAAAATCCTGATTACGATCCGACGAGATCGTACGTATCTCGTGAGAACCGCGCCGAGTGGGCAGCGATCGGTCTCGTCGGAAAGTTGAGAGTCCTTCCGGGACAGATCGTCAACCCCAACTGGAAAATCATTCGGACTATTCAGCATGCGGACGGGGACACGCTCGAGTATCTGGTAAGGTAAATACGACAATAAATAATATAATCTACTATTAATTAATTAGTATGGCCGGAGGGTTAGTTCAGCTCGTGGCCTACGGAGCTCAAGACGTGTATCTCACTGGAGATCCTCAGAGAACGTTCTGGAGGGAGAAATTCACCAAATACACCAATTTTGCTTTGGAATCCATAGAACAAGACATCATCGGGACGGTCGCTTCCGGGAGCGATCTGACGATCGTTCTGAAGAGGAATGGCGACTTGATATCTTCTATATTTTTCCAAATGACGTTGCAGAGAGGCCCCTCCGGTATCAATGATCCGATCCCTTTTTATAGCGCCGAGCAACTGATAAATAATTTAGAAATGTACATCGGAGGTCAGAAGGTGATGGAATTCGGACACGAGTGGTTCCGCATGTACTGGGAACTCTACTTGGATTACACGCAACTCATGGCGTATTCGAATATGGTCAACTGGGGAAACGAGCAGGAAGGATACACGAGGACGTTCCATCTTCCTGTGCCTCTCTGGTTCAACGCTCTGAACATAGGCAACGCTCTTCCTCTCATCGCATTGCAGTATCATGAAGTGGAACTAAGGATCAGGTTGTGTAACTTTGTTGATATGGTTGGCGTCAATCCTAACTACATACCGAAAATTAGTTGTTATGCAAATTATACCTTCTTGGACACGAACGAAAGGAAATGGTTCGCGCAGAACTCTCACGAGTACCTCGTTCAGCAGATACAGACGAACCAGTTCCCCATAATAATGGATGGCTTCAATCGGGACTACAATCTGAATCTCACGTTCAATCACCCCTGTTCGAGTCTCATTTGGTGCTTCACGCCCGGAGCTGCGTATCATGGTCAGTTCACGGGCGAACCAGGAGAGCAGGACGCTGAAATATTGTCTCCGATGGAGGGGGCGGTAGTCTTATTCAACGGAGTCCAGAGATTCACGCCGAGAAGAGGATCGTATTTCGGTAACGAGTCCACGTGGACGGCGTTCGGCGGAACGTATACTTCTTCCGGGGTGTATGCATACGGGTTCGGGACTCGTTCCGATCTGCCACAGCCGTCTGGGACGTGTAACTTCAGTCGTCTTGATACCGCGACTTTGCGCATACGTACCAAGGCGTGCGTCGTGGCGGACCCAACGGTCCCGGGTATCGTGGACGAAAGCATGACGGTGACCGGTGCGAATATTTTGAACACCGTGCTCGTGTTCGCTCCCAATTTCAACGTGTTCCGCGTGATGTCGGGCATGGGAGGCCTCGCGTACGCAAACTAATTTTATTGTGTGTTTGTCATTTTCGTGAAAATTATACACTTTACACGAAAATCATGAAAAAGAAAATTACAAAATTGTCAAGATGTTTAAGGAGCAATAATAGCCCACAAGGACTGGACTTGTGCATAAAGATAGACCAACGCCTCCGAGACGGCATTACCCGCGGGAACGGGACCGATGTTGGCAGTAAGCTCGATATCCTCGTCCAGGTAGTCACCATACGTGGCAAGGACGTCGCCGACTCTGCCGAACACCGTGCTTACGGGGAAGTTGAGCCCGTCGAAAAGGAGCCAGTTGGCGTCAACGTTGGAAGGCTGCAATGTCAGCAAGTACGAGTTGCCGGTGTCCACTTGTCTCACCAGAGACCCTACTGGCAGATCGCCACCGCCCAGCGCGAGACGAACCGCGGTGTTTGCCACGTAGCCTTGGGGAACCGTGAGGTAGCCGTCCAGATTGGTCTGCTGTATCATCCCGTCTGCATTCAACGCTGCGACGCCGGACAACAGAGCGCCGTTACCGAGGAAGTATTCCGCAGACACGTTGCCAGTGGCCGTCACGTTACCGAACAGATCCGCGGTGATCTCTCCGGGGAGCACGTACTGCTCGATGCCGGTCAGCAGAGCACCGTTACCGAGGAAATAGTTAGCCACGACGTTGCCAGTCACGTTCACCTGCCCGGCAACTATGACGTTACCAGCGGCAGTAACGTTACCGATGATGTCTAGGTTGGCCCGAGTCGGGAGAGTCGACGTCACCCCCGTAAGTTGCGAACCATTACCCACGAAGAAGGGGGCTATCACGTTGCCAGCCACGGTCAAGTTCCCTTGGCTGTTGAACGTCGCGATGGTGTTTGCTGCTATGTTCAGAGCGAGTATGTTGGTCGGTCTATAGTACTCAAAATAGTCGTTAGAGTCAAAAGCTAATATTGCATTATTGGCTTGTAATTGATAGTAAGCAGTGCTGTCTAGTCTGAGCGATTGTGCCGTGACGGTGTTTCCGATGACATTTCCAAGGAAGTATTGCCCGACGACGTTTCCTAAAATGTTCACCTGCCCAGCAACCACGACGTTACCGGGGGCTGTTACGTTACCCCTGATGTCTACATTGGCGACTCCTGCGAGATTTGTGACGATGCCGGACAGTAACGCACCATTTCCCAAGAAGTAATTACCGGCCACGTTTCCAGTCACGTTCACCTGCCCAGCAACCACGACGTTACCGGGGGCTGTTACGTTACCCCTGATGTCTACATTGGCGACTCCTGCGAGATTTGTGACGATGCCGGACAATAATGCACCGTTTCCTATGAAGTATTGTCCGACGACATTTCCAGTCACATTCACCTGTCCGGCGACTACGACATTTCCGGGAGCCGTCACATTTCCTACGATGTTAATGTTGGCGGTAGGAGGGAGTGTGAATGCTGTGATGCCCGTAAGTTGCGTACCATTACCTACGAAGAAGGGGGCTATCACGTTGCTGAGCACGTTCAAGTTTCCTTGGCTATCAAACGTCGCTACGGTGTTCCCTGATATGTTCACATCGAGTTTGTTTAACGACCTACGATATTCCAAATAATCGCTAGAGTCAAAAGCTAATACTGAATTATTGGCTTGTAGCTGCAGATAAAAGGTATCGTCTACTCTATGTACCGCTGCATTGACAAAGTCACCGATAACATTTCCCAAGAAGTGTCGTCCGACGACGTTGCCTATGACGTTCACCTGGCCGGCGACGCTGACGTTTCCGGGAGCCGTCACATTACCTCTGATGTCAATATTGGCTGTGGCAGGAAGTCCCGATAACAAACCGGTGAGTTGCGAACCGTTACCGATGAAGAATTGACCGACCACGTTTCCTGTGACGTTTACTTGTCCTCCCGCCGTTATATTCCCGGCGGCTGCAACGTTACCTCGAATATCTAAATTCGCTCTTGTCGGGAGTGTCGATGTTACTCCGGTCATGAGAGCACCGTTTCCGATGAAATTACCCGACGTCGACGTCACGTTGCCCGATACGGTGAGCGTATTGAACGTGATCCCCGGCACCACCGCATTTCCCGTGACCGTCAGCTGCCCGACCGTCATCTGGCGAAATGCAGACCCGTTTCCGTTCGCTCTGATATTTCCCTTGAGCAACTGATTCCCGGTGATTGCATTTATTCCACCGAATTTCAAGAGATCCTTCTTGAAACTCGAATCAGTCATATCGTGTTATTATTAAACAAACATATATATTTTAAAATAATAGTTTAACACTTTGGATTAGTATACATCAATGAGGATCTCTCGGGTGACTCGCTACGATCACTTGGTGTCCGGCCTTCGTTCCGGTTCGAAGTATTCCATCGTAAAGTTCGTCAAGACCGATGATTACAGAACGAACATCCTCAATTCGTCGTTGGCGAAGAGAAAGGACATGAACGTCGACGTGTACTCCGTCAGTTATTTAGAAAATCTAGAGATCGCCCGGTTGTACGGAGTCACGAGGATACCGACGGCGATCTTCGTGGAGAACGGCGTCCCGATGTCTCGCATGACGGGAATCGAATACGCCGAAGATTTTATGGACTACGTCGACGGGGTCGTTTCGCACGGAAAACATCCGTTGACGCCCGTATCCGACGTTCCGAGCAAGACGCCAGTCGCAGAACAGACGTTCGTGTGTGAACCATGGATGAAAGACGCGTGATATTATTGTTTCCAGCGCGAACCACACGTATGACATCGTGCAAATACGGTCATCGTAAATACCCTCACTTTCGTGATATTTGAAGGGAGTAGACTATATCTTAAGCCTCATAGAGACCCATCGCCGTTTAGTCGTTGAACCTTCCCCGTGAAACCGAAGTTTTTTAGGGGCTTGGCTGCGGATTGCCCAATCTTCAAGATTATTACCATACCCGAGGTCTGTTCTCGGCCAGATGACACTTTCGCAATCACCCTTGGTACTTGAAGCTCTGAGGGGTTTCCCGCAATTTGACGATGTCGCGATCCGAAGATCACTAGCAACTGACATACATCGTGAATGATGTCTGGAAGTCTAAGCGAGTTTCCCACGCACAGGGTCCAGATGTGCGTGGCGCGATGCTTTTCAACCCATGACGTTTAGGTTCGTCCGCGCTTCGAAGTTGAAATTCTACATATGAAGTTTTCTTCGACTTGCATTTTCCACACTGGAGTAAGCCGTCTGGCATCGTTTCTGGATCCGCGGAAGAAGCATCGCTGAAACGAAGCGCTCTCTTTGCAGCCATATCAAATGCTTCTGTCCATTTGTCTGGGCAGATTTCCCACGGTTTCGCGTTGACGAACCCCTTGATCGAATGCTCGCCGTTCTTCATTTTTTCGAGAAGGTCCGGACGGAGTTTGAGATTGTATCGAACGCTTAGCACTTTTTGCGTGTAATTGTTTCGAAACGACGCGTTCTCCCAGTTCAGCGCTTTTTCTCTGGCTTTACAGAACTCTACGGTGTGATTCCACGACGCTCGTTCTAAAAAAGTCGAAATCTTTAAATCTTTCACTATCACGTCTAACATTTCACGTGCTTTGTTTCGAACATCTTCTGGCAATGAAGTAGGAACATAAAACGGTTTGTTTACCATGATTATGATGAACAAAATATTTCTTTAAATTGATATTGTGTCGATACGACATTTAAAATATGTAGTATTATTAAATATGTCGAAGAAGCTCCCGAGCAGCGGAAGCGAAGAAATATTCACAGATTTTGTTTACGGCAAGTGGGGAAAGCGCCATAATAATTGTTACGCTTTTGCTTTGGATTATTTCAAAGGAAAAATGAACAAAAAACTGCAGCCCGGAGAGTTGTCCAAGACGTTGAAACAAGACGACGACTTGACGGACCCGAAGACGCTGAAGGATCGCGTGATGGCCGATCTGGCGACGAAGAAAGACGGGGGATACCTCACGACTCCAGGATCCAAGTGCAACGAAGGATATTACAAGGTGATGATGTTTTCGGACCCTGGAACAGATTATCATTTCTATAGACAGGTGGGAGACATGCTGAT